ATTGCGTCATGGTCGCAAAGATGTGGTTATCACACGCCAATGCCTTCCACTCGCGTTCAAATGCCTCGCGCAACATCACTTCCGGCCCACGGGCAAACTTAATCTCGCGCGACTTCGACATCGCCAACTTCAGCGGCCCGGCAGCAATCCGGTAGCCAAGCGGATGATACAAAAACACATCTTTGGCTAATTGATAGCCAGCATTGGTTCCCCATTCGATCGTGTCTTGCTCCAACAACTGCTGAAGCTGATTATTGAGGCCCATATTGGAAAGGCTGACATAACTCATTTTATATTGCCCTGTTATCAGTTAAGGATAATGCTACACCATAAGTAAAGGTGTCCAATAAGTCATCAGCACGTTTATATGCCTCTTTATCCCCAATTCTAAACGTAGTCACTTGCTGAAGGAAATGATTCATCGTCCTGCCTTTCCACACAATCGTCTTTTCAAAAGCATGACGGCTGACCTTACAATCCCCCGCGTGAGACGGGCCACCCGCTGCCATTGCTCTCTCGTCCTTACCCTTCGCCATCAACTTAGAATCAATCGCGTGAAAAGGCCATGCTCTCGCTTTCGCCCATTGCAGCAACACACTCCCACCCGCTGCATCTTCAACAAACACACCTAAACTCCCATTCCGCGCAGATGTAGCCTTCGCCAATTCTTCGCACCGCTCTAATATCAACGGAGCCAAATACTCTAAACTGGCTGCCTCGATCGCAAACGCATCGTAGTCCAACACAACCAACTTATGCCCAAAGTGACGATTCACCGCAAAGTACATCACCGCTGTCGCGTCATTCTCACTGCCACTCTTCACCGCACAGTCCATTACCGCAAACACCGCATCACACTTCTCAGGGTAATCAACCGGCTGCTCGTCAACCAAGAAGTACTCCAACTTGAAAAACGTACTATTTGACCAAGATATAAACTCAGCCAAAAACTCCTGTTGAAAAACCAGCGGATGATTACTCTTCTCCTCTTTCGCCAACTCGTCCTGCGGCACATAAGGATTCGATGCTGTCGGCGCATGGTGAAACTTGAACTCCAAATCGGGATCACGGCATATTTGAAAAAAGAAATTCTCTTGATCCACGCCATTGGGAGTCGAAAACATCCAAGCATGACCCTTGGTCGTCAACATGGTCGGCTTAATCGACTTCTTCCAAATATCCATCATTTGCGCATTTTTCGAGAACGCCATCTCATCACCCAACACCAAGTGATATTCGCGTCCACGACCCGCCAATTCATTGTCGGTCAAATACCAGAAATCCAAATGCCCACCATTGATGGTGCGAATGATCCCGTCATTCTTACTAGAGTTGCGCGTGACCGGCTTTAACATCGCTGCCAACTCTTCATACGGCTCAAATAACTGACGGTGCTCAGGTGCGAATATACCGACTTTGCGACCCTGCAAAGCATACTGAGCCGCCAGCGTCACCAAGAACTTCGTCTTGCCCCATCGCCGACCACAACACACCGCATTCAGTCTGCCACGGTTCTTCCACAGATTAGCCTGACCCCTGTGAAAAGTCGGTGGATCAATCTGGATTGTCGTCATCTAGCGGCAGCGCACCCTTAACCTCAATCACCAACTTATTGTTCCCGTCATCCGTCTCACGCCAGCGACCACGCGTCTTCAAAAAGAACATCGTGCTAGCAGGAATCTGCATGACCGTGGCTTGATGATACAAAGCGTTTGCTACATTCATCACCGCGTTAATGTGACCGTCTTCCAAGTCATCTTTGTAATGCTTCACCAACGTCTCATGCGTAATTCCCAGCCTACGGGCAATGTGCTCATGCGTAATGCCAAAGGCAGACAAGTCACGGACGGTCTGCCGTGTTTGTTCAGTCGGCTTGTGTGAAGGCCGACCAGTTTTCTTTTTACCTTTAGAATCAACGGGTTGTGCGCTCATGTATCGGTTCCTTACAAAAACGTCAGGGATAAGATTTTTATAATTACGAAAAACTATACCAGAAACCGCCTTTTTATATTTTTTTATAAAAATTTTCGGCACTTTTAAAAGGCGTTTTTAGGGAAAAAGGGGAAGAAAAAAGCGCAGAGGATAGGGCTGCGCGAATTGCGATGGTAGGGGGAGATCAGTACCTTTTTTATGCGATTACCCGCAGATTTTTGCGCGATTATTGGCTTGCGCCGATGACGATCGGCGCGAGAGAATTGACTAGGCGAAAAAAATCCCGTGCGGTGACGGGATTGTAATGGATAAAAATTAGAGCGCGTGGGGGGGAATGGTTACTCTCTTTCCTACCCTACTTGATGGTGGGTTCCCATTTAATATAATCCTCCGCTTTTACCTTTAAGAGAATGATGCAAAAATATTTTGGTAGGAGTGAACTTTAGATTGAACCAGTATGCTTCGGCTTGATCCGTTAAGAAAATCCATCCTCCGTTGTTTGCTCGATGCTTCAATGCTTCACTATAATTTGCGAATTGTACGGTAAGCATATTGATCCTCAGATAATTGAATACATGGTGTGGCCTACTTTTATATATTCCAATCCGTCAATTAAGAGTCGATCAATAAAAAACTTATCTTCTTTGTGAAGATTTTTATCATCCGAATTAACGGTTTTATCCAATTGCCATCCTTGATTATCTTTAATATAAATTGCGATATCCATTTTAATCCTCGAATGATTGTATATTTTCGTGTATAAATTTGCCATTTTCAATGATCATTTTTGCAATTTCAATATTTAGTCCTCTATGTTCTGCAAACTTTTCTACCGTCAAATAATTGTTAAAAAACTCCAAATATTCTAATTGCAGTTTTTTGTAAGTAATCATTGTTTTTTTATCCATTATGCTGCTTCCTTTTCCAATACTGGCTTGATGATCACGGGCGGTTGATCAAAAAACCGAGTGCATCCCTCGTAAGCCGGCACAACACTAGAGCGAATTGGCATGATCACGCCTATAAAATTATATATTTGATCAATGGTAATTGCCGCAGAATTATCCCCATTTTGATGAAGAATAACGTCGTGCGGTTTTTTATCAAACTCCTTTGCTACCTTGATAAACCGCGCCAACAATTCAGGGTTGTAATTTCCTACCGTGTTACTTACCTCTTTCACAAGTACACGCTGCCAGTCGGGAAAGCGACCGTCAACGGTAGCGGATAGCATTTTAATAGATACACTGTTTACTTTTACCGATATTACTTTCATATGATCAATTGGCGTAAACTCAAACTCTACTAACTCATCCTTGATACGGTGCGCGGGTTTAAGGTTTTTCACGGTATCAAGCGGCAAAATAAATTCATAGTATTGACCGTCATCTATTTCATTTTCTTGTTTATTTTTATAAACCCCCAGGACGTGGCCATCGGTTGCGACAATCGTAGTTTGTGTGGCGTTGGCGCGGATATACACGCCGTTTAAGTAATATCGGATATCCTTAGTCGCTGCAAGGTTTGAAATTGCTTTAATAGCGTTAAGTGGAGCGTAGATTTTCATGGTAATAGTATCCTTATTTAATCGTAGAATTAAGCGGCAATATCAAGGGGTAGAGCATGGTAATAACTGGCAAGTAATTTTCTAGTTTTATCCCACTTTGCGGGTTTACGCTGTCCTGATTGTAGAATCGCGCTGATATGAAAACCGTTAAGCGGTTGAAAATCGTTTTCCTCGATAATCAGGTTTTTAACGTGGTTTATATGATCGAATAACTGTACTACCGTTCCCGTGAAAATACCCTTGTGCAAGTATTCCATCGGCAGAATAGTAAACCAGTTATTAGATGTATTTTTTTTTGATGGATTGGCAATAATAATAAAATCGTATGCTTTCATGACGTAGTATCCTTAAAAAGTAGAATGATTTAAAACCCTAAACTTTGCCAGAATAAAATTGATACAAGTAACATTAGACCACTGGCAATGATCCAATCTAATAAAGTATTCATGCTGCTACCTTTAAATCATTATTGGTTAAAATGTAAGGTTTATTCCATGCGCCAACATGGCATGAATAATAGTAGGCACAATTGAAGTAATCCGTCATCGAATCGCTCTTATCGAACCAATCCGCTGATTGCAAAGCATCTCTAATGGCTAAAAGAATATCTTTTGATGGATTCTTATAATTGTTCTCTATATGGTAAAGATTGCATTGCAAGTAATAATCCCTTGCGTGGCTGGCCCCTGCGGTACAGTCCCCAAAAAAATCAATGGGGCCGGATCGTAAGGTGCAAAGGATTGTAGAGTGGTGTTGTACGCTCAAACTGTACTTAATCCCTAGGGGTTTAAGTATCTTATCTAGGTTTGCTTTAATAACTGATTTTTGTTCTTGATTCATGTATGCCATTTTCTTAATCCTCGTAGTTTGCTTAATAGTTAATTTAATAGTGACGTTAAAGCTTCTGGTGTACCTTCCGTATACTTTCCATTTATATATGCATAGTAACTAA